AGATAACGATCTTTTAATCAAAGCAAGAGATAACATAAGCGACAATGTAGATAAACAAACAGAGTTTAATTATCGTAAAGCATTAGAAGAAAGTATGAAAGAACTACAAAATCTTAAGACTATTAACCAAGAGTTTATAGACATAAGAAATGTAGCAATAACTAATTTGTATGGTATTGGTTATTCAGCTATTGAATTAGCAGAGATAACTAATTTAACTAGACAGATGATCCATAATATAGTGAAAGGGAAGTAATGAAAAATATTATAAAAAGATTATTTAATTTATGTGTTGATTGTTCTACATTAGACCAATTAAAAAGTGGTGTTAGAGCTGATACAGTTGTTTCAAAAGAGGCAAGTTTTTATTGGGATTTAGTTGAGAAAGATACATATTGTTGGGCTTGTTGGGATAGTTGGCATTGGGAGTATCAAGATTATGACAACAAAGGTTATTGTCATTGTGATTTATGTAACCACAATTACAATGAAGAACGAGTTATTGAGTTTGGAAGGGTTGTAGGATAAGAAAGGGAAGTAATGGATATAACACAAAGTCAATACGAAAATATAGCTAATAAAATAACTAACGCCAATAGTGATAAATGGTTGCTAGAACTACAAGATATTATTGAATACAAGTTATACAAAATAAAGAAAGGCAAGTAATGAGTAAAGCATACGAAACACCAGAGTTTTCTAATTATGATGAGAACAACTTAAAGCCATACAAGATAGTAGTTAGGTTTGATGCAACTAATCAAGCTGATGCAGAAGATTTTGTATATAGTATGTCATCTAGCGATTGGTTAGATCATTTAGAAGAAGAATAAAATAGCACTCTATCGCTAGAGTGCTATTCCAGAAAGGAAACAATAATGAATAAATCAAATATCGTTTTCTTTTATAATAGTAGAAATTGTCTTAAATAACAATTACAATGTAGGCACACAGAACAGGAGAGAAATGAATAAAGAAACACATAAAAAATTAACAAAAAACTTCCCAAAAGATGTTGTTAAACAAGCACCAAAAGGAAAGTATGGATCATATGTTCCACATCACTTATACACACAACGATTGGTAGATGTTGTAGGTGGACAATACAACTTTTTTATTAAGGAAGTTATTAGAAATAAAGACAACGCTGTTGTAGGTGCTATTTGTAGATTAGAAATAGAAGGACTAGGCGTTGTAGAAGAAATTGGTGATGTAGATACACACGCTATATCAAGAAACATTACTGAAAGCGAAGTATTAAAACTTGCTGTTAGTGATGGAATTAAAAGATGTTGTATGCGATTTGGTATAGGACTAGAACTTTGGACAGGTGGTGTTGCAGAAGAAGAACATTACGCAGGTGCAGGTATGATGACTAATTCTAAAAATGTAGAAAAGCAAACAGATCAACCTAAAAAAAAAGAAGTAGCACAAGAGACTACGAAATCCCCTTCTAGCTTGACAGAGCCACAACTAAAAGAAATGGTATTTAGTATGTGCAACGAGGATAAGGACTTTGCTAAGAAGTGTTATCAAACCTCTATGACACGATTTAAAATGGACAAGTCTATTAGCGATAATGTAGGGGATTGGTCAAACGATAATGTAGATAAATTTCTAAAACTCGTAGAAGATTATGTAGATAAATTTAAAAACGAATTTGAGAAAAGAGCTAGTAATACTGAAGTAGTTAATAATATAATAGAAACAATGGGTAATGTAAAAGAAAAAGAAAGTGAGGAAGATATGTCTGATATACCTGATGGGAAGTGGAAAGAGGATCCAATAAGTGATGGACAGAAAAACTTTATTAACAGTTTGATTGAACAATGTATTGATGCAGGTAAAGATGAACTCGGTGCTGAAGCTAAGAAGTATCTTGCAAGTGGCGAAGCAACTAAGGGTAATGCTAGTGCTATGATTGACAAGCTAAAGAGTGCGTTGTCGTAGCTGTAATGTAGGCGAATATGATTTGTATGGTTTGCCTAATGACATAGATCAAGATGGATTTTGTGTAAGTTGTAGATATGTAATGGAGATAGGTTAATGACACAGACAGAGATAATAGATAAGTTAAACGAAATATATCCTGGACTAGATTTAGTGGAATGTATTGATAAGTACAGTTCGTATGATGCAGAGAACGAAAGATATATTGTAGAGGTCAAGTCAAGAGATAAACGATACAGGAGTTGGGTTATTGAAAAAAAGAAGTTTGAAAGTAATATAATTAAATCAGTTGAAACAGGTAAGATGTTTGTTTATTTGACAGAGTATGATGAAAAAATTATGACTTGGAACATACACAACTTAGTGCGTAAAGGTTATGACTTTCAATGGTCTGTAATATCTATGCCACAAACTACAGAGTTTGACAATAACAAATTAATTACAAAAGAGGTGGGATTTTTGTATGAGGGAAAAGCCAAAATACACACTTGATATAGAAAGTTATCGCTACTGGGTGATGTACTATAAAAGAGGAAACAAAAGGAGAAAGAATGCCTGAAGTAAAAATATTAGATGTAATGTTAAGCAAAGCAACAACAGGTATGTTGATAGCTGAACTATTACAAAGAAAAGATGACAAGGATCAGCCATTATTTATGGGCAAGAGCATTATGTTATCTAATGGACAACTGCAACTATTAGCGATACTACCTAATGTGCAGGTACTTACAACAGTAGAAGAGGAAGAATGAATTGTCTAGAGTGTGGCGATCCACCACAAACAACATTAAATTTTGATGGTAGATGTGTAGGTTGTATAGCTTATATGATTGAGGATTGTGTCTAATTGTATCTAAAAGAAATGCGTTTAGCAGATGAAAAAATATTAGATAAGAAACCTGATCTACGCATATTATCTTTAGGTGCAGGTGTGCAATCTAGTACATTACTTATGAAGATATACAATGGTGAGATAGCACCTGTTGATTATGCTATATTTGCAGACACAGGCAACGAACCACAAGAGGTATATGATTGGTTTGAATTTTTAAAAGAAAAAGTATCTGACAAAATAAACATAGAAATAGTCAGAAACGAAAAAAACACAGGTAACATAGCTGAAGATTTGCTTACTAAAGTTGGTTTTTTTGCAAGTATTCCTGTCTATACAGTTAACAAACAAACAGATAAGAAAGGTATAACACTTAGAACTTGTACTGATCGTTATAAAATTAGACCAATATCAGAAAAAATAAGAGAACTTCTTGACATCAAAACCCTTCGTGGTAAGGTAGTTGAAATCGTTATGGGCATTTCATCTGATGAGATCCAAAGAGCAAAGTACCCACCTAACAAATGGCAAGTTAATTGCTATCCATTAGTAGAAAATAATATATCAAGACATCAATGCCTAGAATATTTTGGTAAATTAGGTTTGCCACAACCACCACGATCAGCTTGTATAATATGTCCATACCATAGTCAAAACGAATGGAAAAGATTAAAAGAAAATAACCCAAAAGAATTTGAGTACGCAGTAAATTTTGATAATAAATTAAGAGAAAGTGGATCACAGAGCCAATTTGTTAATAAATTAGATAGTGAGTTGTATTTATATAAAGAAAGAATACCTTTAAAAGATGCTAGTTTTGATGAAGTTCCATCAGAAAAATATCAAGGTTCATTGTTTGATGATGAATGTGAAGGTTATTGTGGTGTATAAAAGAATATTAAGTAACAGCCATCATCACTTTAAAGATTATGTTGAAACAAATCCAAATAAAATGCACCCTAACAATTACGGAAATAATAAATTTAAAATAAATTTTGACAAAACTATAAGCAAATTGCGAATCAAATATTTAAAACAACAATTATGTACTGAATGTTTTTATTATTATCCCAAAAAAACTATGATTTATACTGATAAACCATATCTTGATGCAGGTTTACAATCAGAATTTTGGTGGTATTGCACTTCAGAATGCGTAGATTATAGATTTAATTTAAACAAGTATTAAACTATCCTGTAGTTATCCCAACCATCTTTATTAACTGTAAAACATAACACACCAGGATCATTCCACATACCTGTTCGTGCAGTAAAGTCTTTACTTGCATCTATGCTTGGACATTGAAACCAAGTTCTTTTACCTTGTTTTAATACTCTTGGGTGATGATAATGTCCTGTAATTAAAATTTCAGCAGCACCACTAGGCAACCAACCAAACATCTGTCCTTGCCACCACTTCATTATCTTACCTTCTGGACCTGACCCACCACCTGTTAAATTGCCGTGGGTTATCGCGACACCCTTACCTTTAATGTCTAGCAAATGATGATAGTCAGTAGGTAGTATGACATTTACTTTGTTGTACCTATCGTTCTGTGCAAGTATCTCTTTAACTACTTCAAAGTGCATCATATCAGAGTTATCTAATCTATCTGAAAGTACCTGTCCTTTACCAGACCTTGTCATCTCTCCGTGATTACCACCAATACCACATACAATTAGTTTGTCTGCAAGAGGTAGAAATGTATCAATAGTTTTCATAATCATACGCCTAGCTAGTTGATATTGTTGAGATAGCGAAAGCTCAATATTGAAGGGCATTGAGCTGTAAAACGACTGATCGCACCCTTCTGTAAGGTCGCCTAATCCTAATAGGTATATCTCATCTATTTCTGTACCTGTCTTGCGTAGTGCCTTAACTTGATTTACCCCCTTAATTAGAGCTTCCTCGTAGCGTTTAAGGGTATTTTCAACGCCATAATCAGCTTTACCTAACTGCCAATCAGCCATTGTCCATATAAAAGCAGTATCTCCACCAAAATCTGTGTCTTTTAACTTAGGTTTTCTACTGTACTCCTTAACAAGTTTGTCAAAATATTGGTCTAATGCAGGGTTCTTACGCTTTACAACCCCCTTAAATGCAAAAAAGGTGGTTGTTCTACCACCTTTTAGCTGTCCTTCCCAGCTACTAGCACGAACTGTGCCTTCTATTTCATAGTATTTAGGGTCAAAACCCCAACCTCTAAGTATGTCATCATACTTATTTTTGTAGTTTGGATCTGTACCAACATAAGTTATCTCCCCTTTGCCTGTTGATTCATCAAACTCTATGGAGGGTTGCCACCCTGATTTATAATAGTTATTACCTAGTTCCTGTGTCATATTCAGCCCTTTCTGTTGTGCCAATTATACACAGGAATTAGGACATAATCTATTTAGTGATTTGTTTTTTAGCGTAAGTTTTTACTACTGCTAATGCAGCTCCACCACCAGCTAATGCTGCAAGTTGTAGTGTTTCTGCTTCAACTCCAGCTAATGGTGCTACGACTAACGCTCCGAGAAATGCCTCCACAAAGGTCCAAAAGGTCCTTTCAAGCATATCTTTGAGATCTTCGCTCATTTTATACTCCCACGAATCAGACCAAGGTGTCCACCATACATCCTTCTTGAATGTACCATCCTGGTTTCTTGCTCTTTTATATCTCTTAAACATTATCTAATTATCCTACCTCTCAACATTGTCTGTGTCTGTATAACATTACCATTAATCTCTTGCAATTTCTCCATAACATTTTTAGCAACACCTAAGTCTGTACTAGAGGATTCCTCTAAAGGTTTCTCTAATAATTTAGTTATTGTTGTGTATTCTATTGTTACACTCTTTCCTAACAATAATTCTTTTGCTACTTTTTTATATAGCTTTTGATATGCTACGCCACTATGACCTATAAATCCATCATCACTTAGGTCTAAATCCTGTTGTGTTTCTCCTACAATTAAACAACCTGATGTATGTTCATCTGTGTTTCCTGCGTGTATAAGTATATAGGTAAAGTTAGGTACATCTTGCAAATGCAACATACCATAATGGTCATTACTATATCTTTTCTTGTATTTCTCGTGGAATCCACCAACAGTTCTAAACTTTATATCGTATGTGCCTTCAGGCACACAGCTTTCGTGAAGCACTTTAACTGCCTGGTATTGGTCCTCTAATGTATAACACTCAAATAAACCATCTATAAACAACAAACCATTTGTTGCATCAGTACCAAACTGTGTTCTAACAACTTGTAATTTCACCTATACCTCCAAACTTGCAATTACATATATTAATGTGAGTTCCCTTATCATCAATATATGATATGCACATTAATCTCT